CTTGCCGTACTCCAGGAACCGCTTCACCAGACCGTTGCGAGGTCCGGAGAGGTTCGCGCCCGCCTGCGTGGCGAGTCGACCGCCGCCGTTGACGATGCGCTGGTTGAACGCCACGTCGTAGACCAGGAGGTCCAGGACGGACTCCATGAACCCGGAGTGGACTACTCCTGGACTGAGGTAGCCGATGACGACCTTCTCGTCCTTGGGGCGTGCCATGCGTTTCCTTTCCCAGGTAGGCGGAAGGCCCTGAGCCTGGGACTCAGGGCCTCCCTTCCCCCGGTGCGCTACCGGGGGCGTCGATCTCCGCTACACGCCGCCCATGGCGACCTTGCGACCTTCCTGCACCCGCTGCGAGACGGCCATGGTGGCGGCCTGCTCGCACGCGGAGCCCATCTCGGCCGGAGCGTCGGGAGCCCGGCCGTCGGCCTCGGTAGCAACACCCGTGGTGGGCGGTTGCACACCTTGGCCGCGCATGGAGGCATTGGACATCGGCATGGCTAACTCCTCTTCGCTGCGTCGGCTGCGGCAAGCGCCACGCGGACCTCTTCGGGGTAGTGGTCCACCACGAACTTGATCGTGTCGGCGACGCGCTGACCGGTGGGCTGCATCGTCATCCAGAGCTCGAGATTCTCGATCCGGTTGTCCGCAGTGATCCCATTCATGTGGTGGACGTTCTCACCGGGGTCCAGTCGACGCCCGAGGTGTTGCTCCATCACGTGAACGTGCTCCATCACGCGCCGGCCGCCAGGGAGGGTCAGCCGGATGTAGCCGTCCTTCATGACGGTGCCCGTGCCGAGTTCCCGAACCATGAGGCCTGCCGGCCCCGCGTGGCCCGTTCTTCGAATGCGCTCGTAGTGACGCTTGCAGTGCCCCGCCTTCGACTTGGCGGGAAAGTCGCACCCGTCAATGACGCACGGCGGCTTCGGCGCTGCGGGAGGCCTGTTTAGCAAGGGGGCGGCCTCTCCGACGTCGCCCTTGTGCCGCTGTCTCCAGCGGTGCATCTCGCAGAGGCCCTTGGTCACATGCGGCTTGTCGCAGCCCTCGACCGTGCATGTCGTGTGCGTGTTGTTCGGGAGCTTCGCTCTAGCCGCCGTGGGATCGCCCGTTCGCGTCCACCGGCTGTAATGCTTCCGGCAAAGCTCGCGGGCGACCACAACGGACTCGCATTCATCAATCTTGCATTCCATGCCGCCAATTGTATCCGTTTTGTAGACGGATTACCAACCAGACGGTCGATGGTTCTTCTAGGCCAGGGCGGTGGCCGCTGCAACCTGATTGAGCTGGAGAAGCCTGAATGCGGAGGCATCCACAGTGTCGGCTCCTACCCTCCAAAACGCGAACCATCCGCCTTGACCAGTGGGGCGACCATTGGTGCCCTTGACGATGGGATCGTACATAACGGCCATTCCCACGCGGTCTACGATGTAGTACTCGGCGAAGTTGCCCGCCAGCAGGATGTTGCCGCCAGTGGTGACCACGCTGCTCATCGAGGACGCCTCGTACACCGGCTGGCCCAGCAGCTGGTTCGGCACACCCATGCCCAGGTTCGCCCAGAAGCTCGAGCCGCCCGCCGTGTCGAACCGGCGGATCAGGCTGAAGATCTTCTTGTTGGCGATCCACGATGCCTGCGCGGCGTCACGGGGACGCAGCGCGTCGGAGGTGTTGTACACGTCCCCGACGGCGAAGGTGTTGGTCGCGGCCGAGGTGACGATCGAGGCGGTCACAGCGGCGACGGCGGCGACGATACCGCGGGGGATGGTGGCGCCGGTGTTGGCGACGGCGAACGCCGCCGACTCCAGTCGGTCCTTGGCGTCGGCCAGAAGTCGGCCAAGCTCGGAGGCGAAGCCGGAGTCCGCCAGGACCTCGTAGGAGCCGAACACCCACGCGTCGGCCTTCTTCGGGGTGATGACGGGCTGCACGAAGGTCGGGGACGCGTCCGCGGCCTCTGTGCCTTCCGCCGTCCACTCCGCAGTCACGCCAGCGGAGGTGACGCCGTTCCAGGTGTCGGTGGCGATCGTCTTGATCGTGGAGATCTGCCGGAACGGGTTGGCCGTCCCGGAGTTCGTCAGGATGATCGTCGGGTCCAGGGTGAACGGCACCAGGTAGCCACCCTGAGCGTCGGTGAGGGACATCGCCGCACGCAGCGCCTCACCCACGTAGGTGCCCCGCGAGGCGACGTACTGCTTGAACTCGTCGTGGTACTGCTCCGAGCCGGTCAGCAGCATGTGCCGGGCGATCAGCGGGGCGTGCCGGTTGTCCATCTCCAGCAGGCCGTGCAGCTTCTCCTTGGCGGAGTCGTTGACGTGCCGGGGAGCGTCGTCCACGGCGGCGAGCGCCCGGGAGACGGTGTCCTTCTCGTCGTAGCTGCCGTGGCTCCACAGCGACCGGACCAGTTCCTCGGTGGTCTCGTAGGGCTGCGTCTTGCGCATCACCTCGGGGCCTCGGGGACCGGGCTCCGGACGCTCCACCCGCTCCGGGGTGAGCTTGGCGCGCAGGACTTCCTCCACCTGGGACTCGCGCTTGAGCGCGGCCGTGCGGAGGGCCTCCTTCTCGTCGAACTCGGCCAGCAGGGCGTCGCCGCGGGCGATGTCCTCGTCGCTGGACTCCTCGTTCTCGTGGATCAGCTTGATCTCGGCGCGCAGAGCCTCCTGCTCCTCGGCCAGGACCTCAGACTGCTTCTTCATCGGATTCCTCGTTCTCGAACCGCCTGCGCGAAGGCGAGGCGCTTGAGCCGAACGGAGTGCCCGATGTTGGGCTGGTCCTCGGCGCCTGGTCCCGGATTGGGAGTGGCTTCCTGCTCGTCCTGGTCCTGGCTCCAGTGGAATCCGGGAGTGGACGCGAGCAGTTGTAGCGCACGGACGGCCACGATGGACGCGTCCGTGTATGCCGGCGAGGGAGTGGGGCCGTACTCGGTCAGGCCCATTTCCATGCGCCGGATGGTCGGCAGGGCGCCGCCGCGCTGCTTCTGCACCCGCGGCGGGTTGGACTTGTAGATCCGGCCACGGAAGGAGTAGCCCCGAAGGTCGCCGTTGCGGATCGCCTCCAGTACACCCTCGGCCATGGGCGACTTGTTGTACCGGGTGACCGTCAGCAGACCCTTGCCGTCGGATCGGATCTCCACCGGAGAACCGATCGGAATGCTGCCAAGGTCCGACGGAGTGCCATGGATTGTCAGACCGTGGTGGTAGAAGACCTTCACGTGGTCGGTGCCCAGGCCGATCTGCCGATTGAACGCGGTCCGGTCGATGACCTCCATGTAATGCCCGTGCTGGTCGGTGATTTCCGTCGGCACGTCGAATGGCGTCGCGTACGCCTTGACGGTACGGCCATCGCCGTGGCCGTCGGCGGCACGCAGGATCTCGATGCCGTCCAGCGCCCAGGACCGCGCGTACGCGACGGGCTCGGTCTGTGACATGTTCGCCTCACTGGTTGACATCGGATCCACTCGGCAGTGCTTGGGGGGCGCCGTTGACGGGCGCCGGGAGTTTCGGGGCTGGGCCGGACAGCTTCGCGCCCATCTCGTTGAGGATCTTGCGCAGTTCCTCGGGCGAGGCCACGTTGGGAATGGTCGGCAGGACCTTCTGCAGCATCTCGAAGAGGACGACCGCTTCCTTGTTCCGCAGGTCTGACCCCGGGCGCTGCAACTGGACGCTGACCAAGCCGGTGTGCTCGAGCAGGCTCATGTTCTGCGCCATAACGGCCGCGATCGCCGACTCGGGAGTGAGGCCCTCTCGGATGAGTCCGGTGATGGTGCGGGCCTGGATCTCGACGATCTCGGCCGCGTCCTTGGCGTCTTCTCGGAGGAACGCGATGTCACGGGTGTCGACCCACAGCCGCGACGTGCCCTTGCCGCCCGGTGGGGGTGGGGGCGGGACGATGACCTCGAGCGAGCCGGCGGCGTTGCGCCACAGCGGGCGGGCGGTGACGTCCGCGACGAGACGGCGAGCCGCGCCGAAGTTGCCGCTGTTGAGGCTGGAGCCCTGAAGTCCTTCGGACAGTCCGGCGATGGCCGGGTGCACACCGCCGGCGGCGGCCATCCTGGATTCGCCGGCACCTTGGGTGATCTTGAAGTCCAGTTGGCGCATGTCCGCGCCGATGACCGTGACGTCCGCGCCGCCGCCGGTGTAGAGCGTCTCGTAGGCGTGGTCGACGCCCTTGTGCCGGGCGTCCATGAGTTCGACGAACTCGTTGAACGCCGCCGGCGCGATCTCCTTCGGCAGCTTCACCGCGATGTTCGGGGTGGCGGCGTTCTCGAAGAACTTCAGCTTGTGCTTCGTGGCCTGCGTGTCCGCCTGGATCTCCCGGACTACGGGGGTCAGCCAGGACATCCCGCGATAGGTAGCGAGGGGATCAGGGTTGGGGGCGAAGTGCGCCACCTGGTCGGGCAGGAATACGGCCGGCTTCTTGCCGGCCTGCACCCCACCCTCGTAGTACAGGTAGCCCAGTTTGACCCAGGAGACCTCGCGGGCGTCTTCGTCGTGCTCGTCGACGAGTTCGCCGTAGCGGTTGACGTGGCGGGGATGAAGGACGATCTCCACCCAGTCCGGGCGGAGACGAACGAGCTCTCCGCCCAGCTCCACCCAGAAGCTGTTGCCGGCGAAGTCCGCGTCCAGCAGCATCCGTGCCAGCAGGTCACCGGTGGTTCCGCCGGTCCACGGGTGCTCCAGGATGGACAGGCTGGTGTCCCCGAAGAGATCTCCGGGTCGGCCCTTGACGATCTGCTGGAACTGAAACGTGCCCTCGGCGAAGACCCCGACCCGGACGCGCTCGATGCTCGCGATCACGGTGTTGCCGAACAGCCCGTGGATCACGTAGTCGAGGAACGTGTTGGAGATCTTCTCGGCGGGGTCCTTGCCGTAACTGGTGAACCAGCCGTCCGGCATCCCGTTGGAAATGAACGGCTGCATCCACGCCGGCGGGACGTAGCGCTCGATCTCCTGGGATCGGGGGACGAGCGCGTCGAGGATCTTCACCGCCGCGCCTCCAGGTATGCCCTCAGGTAGGCCCCGGCGATCAGCTCAATCCCGGCCGCGATCACACCGGCCGGAACGAACACCATCGCGATTCCAGCCGCGACGACCAGCGCTCCGAGGATCGCCATGAGCCTCGTGCTCAACGCCACGCCACCAACGGCACGGCGGGCTCGCCACGGGCCAGCTTCTGCTCGATGGCGTGGGCGCGGGCTTCGTGGGCGAGCACTCCGGCGATGGCGGCGTCGATGAGCAACCCGTCACCCCGCTTCGCCATCTTCATGTAGTGGCTGGCCAGATCCGCCTCTTCGCCCGGGCGGGGCTTCTTCCGCGCGCCCTTGACCAGGACCGCGTTCTTGAAGTGGGCGGTCATCGTCGGGGAGCCGTCGTGGGTGATCTCCAGGTTGTTGAACGCCGTGGAGAACCGCTCGATCGCGCGGTCCATGCGCTGCTCCTGGTTGGTGGGGAACTCCACCACCCGCTCCGCGCCGAACTCGGCCGCCCAGGCGTCGAGGCAGTCCTGCCACCGGCAGGGGTCGGCGAACATCACCGCGACGTGGTAGGCGCCGAACACCTCGCGCAACTTCTGGTCGGCCTCGGCCGAAGGGACCCGCCACTCCTTGGCGGCGTTCGCCGGTCGTTCCCAGATCGCCAACTCGAACAGCCGGGCGTCGGACAACCTCGAAGCAACGAGGGCTGTGGCGTCCCGGTACTTCGACCCATCGAATCCGAGCGCGATCTGATCCTTCGGCGCCAAGCTGGGCTCATCCGGGCGGGCCTGCAGGTCCCAGCGGGTCGGATCGACGAACACCGACTCGCCGACCACGATCTCGTTCAGGAAGAACCGGCGCCGGTCCGCCTCGAGATACCGCGTAGAGCGAACCTCGTGGAAGATCCGGCCGCGGATGTTCACCCAGCCGCCGTGCTCCCTGGCGGAGTCGCCGTACTGCCGCAGCAACTCCGCGTACAGGGCGTCGTCGTCGGTCAGGTCCTCGACCCGGTTCGGCTCGACGGTGTCCACGTAGACCCGTTCGTCCTGCGCTTCGGCGGTGACCTGCGCCTCGGAGCCCTCTGTGGGGTCCCAGGCGTTGGTCAGCTCGATCCATCGACCGTCCATGCCGGCGACGTTGCGCTTCACCGCGCCGCACACCCGCCGATATCCGCCCTGCAGCGTGAACAGGTGCGACTCGGTGATCACCACGAATGTCATCGGTGCGCCCAGTCGGGCCTTGGCCGAGGTAGTGACCGGCTCGATCTTCCCGCCGCCCGGCAAGACCAGGCGGGTGTCGCCGGCGTCCATGCCGGCCAGGTCGATCAGCGGCCCGTTGCGGACCATCGACAGCAGCGGCCGATAGGTGTTGTCGGTCTGGTCCTCGCTCGTGCCGAGGCAGACGATCAGCGGGGTGGGGTACGGGCGGCCGACGGGCTCTCCTGCCGCGTTCCAGCCGTCGAACCGGGTCGGACCCAGCGCCTCAGCCAATCCGATCGCCGCGCCGCCGAACGGGTCCTTGCCCCACTTCTGCGCCCGGCGCAACTGGGCCCCGGTGTAGCGAAGGCCGAACTCCGCCGGCCAGGGCGCGGCGTGCGGGTAGACGCGGTAGAAGTGGATCAGGAACTTCCACATCTCGTCCGTCAGCCGGAACGGCTCGCCCTGCCGGTAGCCGTCCGGGACGACGACGTTGGCCTCGATCCACTCCCCGACGTCATAGCCGAGGGTCGGAAACGCGTGGTCTTCGTCAGGTCCTCGCCAGGGCATGACTACGCCCCCGTCCGATCAGGCGGAACTCAACTCGAAGCCCTCCAGCGTGATGTCGCCTTCGGCCGGGCTGTAGTCGATGTACCAGTTGTTGATCAGCCGCTGCGTCTTGCGGTGGTCCGGCCTACTCAAGGCCCGTTCCATCACCAGGGCGACGGGAGGCTTCAGAACCACCACGGAGGTCGCTCGGAGTTTGTATGCCAAGTGGCGGCGGCGGTGCCCATCGGGCGCGCAGCGGATCACCCACGCCGAGACAGCGTCGGCGTTGCCGACTGTGACGATGCCGAGTCGCAGCCGCCTGTTGGCTCGCATCGCGGTCGACCGGGCGTGTAGCCACTCCTGGTCAGACCCCAGATCTTGGGCGATGTCGTCCAGATCAAGCACGACATCGCCCTCGACGGCGTGCTGCCGCACGTAGGTCGTCTTCCCGGCGCACGGCGGCCCGCACACCAGCGTCACCGACCGCACTAGACCGCCTTGATCCGGCCCCGCGCACTGGTCGACTCCTCGCGCTTCTCGGACACCTCATCGGAGGCGATGGTCCACCGCAGGTCCTGAAGGGACCGCGGCGTCAACCCCAGCCGGTCACCGAGCATCCGCGCCTCGCGAGATGCGTCCAAGTCGCCGAGCTCGGCCTTGGCCTTCCATCGGACGTACTGCGCGACCTCGCGGGTCCAGCGCAACCGCTCCCACGCCACGGCCTGCGGGGTGTGCCATAGCTCCACCCACAGCTCGACTTCGAGCTCCGAGGACTGCTGGATCACCGCTTCGGTGAGTGCGACCCGCTCGACGTTCTTGCCCAGGCGGAACCGGAGCCGATTGAGCTCCTTCGGGTCCTCCGTGGCGTCGATCGTCTTCTCGAGGTCGGCCTGCTCGCGGCGCAGCACTTCGAGGCGGGCGGTCAGCGTGACGTCCGGACGCAGCGGCCAAGCCGGCGTGTCACCCTGGCGACCCTCGGCCGGCAGGGTGATGCCGAGGCCGCGGGCGTTGCGGCGCACCGGGGAGGCGGCGGCTGGCTGGCGAGCGGCCATGGTGAACCTCCTGGGTTGCGCGCGCGAAGGCTCCACAGACGTACAGATTTCTAGGCGGGTAAGGACCGGGGTGGTGAGGAAGATCCACTTCCCGTGGGTACCCCCTCCCCCTATCCCCTCGCGCCCTTCCTGCCGTTGCATGAGCGACACAGCACCTGTAGCGGTCCATGTGGATCACTGCGGGCTGCTGATACTGGTGTGATGTGGTCAGCTGTGAGGTCGGACGAGGGGTGGGCCTGCCTCCCTCCCCACCCCGGGCACCAGTCACCGAACTGGAGCTTGTGTGCAGCAACGGCGTCAGCCCTGCGCGCCCGCTCCTGCCAGTCTCTGGTCAGGGTGGTGGGGCGTGGGGTGCGGTTGCGCTCACGGGTGCGTCGGTGGGCAGTGGCGTGAGTGGGGCAGCGACTGCCCTCGGCGAGGCGGGTGCAGGGGT